AGCCATCATTCTTGCTCTTAGTTGATCTTGAGTTTCACCCGATTGTTGAATTGGTGTAGTAGTCATTCCGACAGTTTGTGCCGCTTGTCCAGTTTGAGATAATCTATTTCTTTGTGCCACTTGTGTTATAGCGGCGGCTTTATCTTCTGGACTTACTGGAGTACCATCTATTTTTGTAGTTGTTAGATGTTCAGTACCACTAACTGCTGCATTAGCAAGCCTATCACCTGCTCTTTCTATACCAGTTGTTGCTTGTCCAATCTTAAGATTAGCAAGTTTTGATCCTGTTCTAGCATAACGAACACTTGCACCAAGAGTTCTTAAAAGATTTGGTCCGCTTGCCGTAGCACTTGATGACATGTTTTGTGCAGCGCGAACACCTAAGTTTCTGAGAACATTTGAATCAATTGTTCCGCGTCTGTTGACTGCTATTCCTTGTTTTGCTCTATGTTGATCGTATGATTTCAATGCATCAACAAAACCACCTCTAACTTCAGATCCAACAACTTTTCCTTTTGAATCTTTAACTTCAACTCTTGATCCAAGAAATTTATTTAATATACCAGTGCCTTTAGAGTTATAAATGCGTCTAACATCTCTTTCTGCTTGTAGTGTATCTGCTGCTGCTTTGTCTGCTTGTCTTCCACTAATAAGCGCATTTAATTTTCCAGAGAGTCTATCTGCTATTGAACGAACTGGTTGATCTGGTTGAAATCTAGAACCTTTATAACCACGACCAGGCAATCCTTCTTCTGGTGGAACTGCTTGTCTGTTTAATGCTTTAAGTGGTGGATTTTCGTTATAGTTAGAAGCACTTCGTGCTGATTTGCTTTTATTGACATTTGCCAAGATGCGATTACGCATTTCGGGTGTTACTGCTTCACGAAGATATTGCTTAAAACTTAGCATTAAAGAGTCTTAAAGAAATTCTCAAACAGTGTCAATGCTTTCTTTTCCATGTTCTTACTGGAAGTCTTACGAATTATTTTCTTTGCTTCCATAAGATCACGCTCTAACCAAGAACCATTGTTCCAAATCCATTCCTTGCCTTCCATGATGCCATTTACGAAAGCACCGGGAGCAGATGGATCTGCAACGATGTCAACAGCGGAAAGCATGAGATCTGGTTGAACGATCTTTTTACCGTTTTGCTCAACAAGAGAACCCATTGCTCTTGAACTAACGCCTAGTTTTGCACCTTCGCGGATTAGTTCAGCAGCAATCTTACCCATTGGGGTGCTTTCCATAATCTTGGCTTTTCCATAAACTTTGTTTCCACGGAATTCAAGCATTACGATTCTGTGACTGACACGATCAAGATTGATGGTTGGACCTGTTGGATGTCCGAGTTCACCGAAAGCACGGTTGCAATCAACAAATTCGTTGATGTATCTTCCTACTTCTTTGTTTAAAGTATTAAGAGGATAGACTCTACCGTTTCGGTTGCATTCCTCGGCAACCATGAATACACCTTCGATGAACAGATTCTTTTTGTCATCTGTTCCTTCGGTGATGTATCGAATATCTTCTACTGTTTCGGTTATTAACTTCATTATTTCTTCTTTCTCTTAGCCATTGCAGCCTTGATGGCTTTGCTTCGGGAACCTTTCCACTCATCGGTGGATGATTCGATCTTACCATCTCCATCATAATCCTTATTGGCTTTCTTTGCTTCGCTCAAACCAGTGTTACGAAATGCCTTTTTATTCATATCTTCTGCATTGTTATCTTCGTAGCAGTCACCTTCGCAGTCAGTTCCGCCCTCGTATTCGTATGGTGAGTTTCCACCAATACCACCCTCGTATTCCATGTCTTCTTCGTCGTCAGACTCTTCATCTTCTGATTCTTCTTCGTCGGATTCCTCTTCCTCTGACTCTTCTTCCTCTGACTCTTCTTTGTGCTTCTTGGCTTCCATCATCTCTTCGACTTCTAGGCGAAGATCATTGGTGTCGTCAGCAGTTTCCTCTGACTCTTCGGTGTTTTCATCAAGGAAAGTTTCTGGAGCATACTCTTCAAACTTTTGTTGAAGTCTCTCAGAGAGTTTTTGCATGAGAAGTTCCGTAGCAATCTTCTTTGATTCTACGATGTTTTCTGAAATTACGCTCTTGATTAGGTTATTTGTGTCCATTTTTTGCTCCGTAAATTCTTTCCGCAGTTTTCACTGCTTTTTTGAAACCGTGATCAGATTCCAATATGAGGTTTATTAGTTTATCCTTATGTGAACTATTTAGAGAATTGTATAGTTCGGCTAAGTATTTAGCCATTTTTGGTGTTATCTCTAACTGAGAACCATCCTTAGCAGTCATCCAATTAGTTGTATTATTGTTTATTGCATTGTTGAATTCTGCAATAGGCATATACTGGGGTTTTACTTGTTTCTGTATTTGAACAGGAACTGATTTTACCTTTGGTTCTAATGTGATGCTTTCAAACAGTTTTTCAGAAGCATCGATGTATTTTTTAGCCATCTCTTCTGCTATTCTGTCAGAAATAACAGAGAACAATTGTTCTTTAAACAATTCCCTGTCATTCTTGATTAGTGCTTCAAATTCTTTCCTAATGCTCATTGTGGTGGTTGACCTTCTTGTGGTTGTGGTTGAATACCAAGAGCCATCATTTGCTGTTGTTGTTCTACTTCCTTGATCAATGCTTCTTGTTGTTCCTTGGCAATCTGAGCGTTGATTTCGATCATTTCTTCATCGGTTTGCTTTAGAATATTCTTACGGATATATTCTTCTGAATAAAACTTACCAACAAAGTTGCTTAGGGTGTTCAACATATCAATACGATCACGAAGAATGTCATTTTCTTTTAGTTCATTGAAGTACGAATCTTTGTTGAACTTAAAGGTAATATCTTGGGCAATCTTATTCCATTCATCCTCTGTCATAATTCCCTTAAGAATAACTTGAGTCTTAAGGAGGTCTGTGAGGAATGCAGCGAATCTCAAGCGAAGTCTTTCTATGAACTTATAGAACTTAACTTCATCTCTGGTGATTTCAGCAGATCTACCCATGTTGAATCCGTTTTCTGATTCAAGACGAGAGATTGGAACATTGAGTGCGCGGTAGAGTTTCTTTTGTAGATAAAGAACATCTTCCATCTCTCCGAGGTTTTGACCACCATCGAGAGTTGTGATTTCTGTTCCTCTACCACCTTCTCTTCGTGGCATCCAGAAATCCTCAAGCATGTGCTGATGGTTTCTGTCGTCACGGATTTGACCAGTGGCTGAATCGTAAGTAATCTTGTTACGATATCGATTCATAATATCACGGAGATATTGTTCAGCCTTCTGCTTTGGAAGATTACCAACATCGACATAGAAAATTCTACGCTCTGGTGCGCGAGAAATACGGTAGATGACTACAGCATCTTCGATTTGACGCAACATGTTCAGAGGACGAATTGCTTTTTGTAGATAACCAATTACTCTCTTGGTTACTGAATCGACAGTACCGGAGTGACAGTAAGTAATGCTATCGATTGTAAACTTATAGCCAGATGGAGTCGTTGGATAAAGAGCCTCTTTATCTGTATCTGCATAGACATAATATTCTTCGATTTTCTTTACGAATGGAATGATTTGTCCACCAGAAACTCTGGCTCTATCCTTTTCAATCTTTCTTACCTTTTTGATCTTAATTGGATCAACGGGAATAAGAGAAACCAATCCCTTAGCAGGATTTTCTTTATCGATTTCTTTGTAGTAATAGATCTTGCTGTCGATATACCATCTTCTGAAAATTTCATGACACCGATTGGTAAAGTCAAGAAGTTTTAGAATATGATTGTATTCGTAGTAGATCTTAGTCTTGATTGTGTCTGGAAGATTGACATAATCCAAATTTAACTTAATTGGTTTTCTGTCTTCGCCCATCACAATACTTTCATTGACAATATCTTCGATGGCTGAATCCACTTCTGGATGGAGAGCCATACCGCGATACTGCCCAATGAGTTGATTCTCATCTCTAATAGAACCGGAGAAGTCGATGGATGTACCAAAGACTCCTCCGGCTTCAAATGTATAGGTTCCATCGTATGGCTCAGGAGTTACCGGAATCTGACTTGATTCTAGATTCTTTGTCTCCTGATCGTTCTTCTTACCAAAACTAAAACCAAAGATATCAAACGCCATAATATAGGAACCTTTTTGTTAGATGAGATTAAACTACGCCAACTGCTTCGTATTGGAAATGTGTATACGCGATTTGTAACTGGAATTGCACCAACTGATTGGCTGCTCCCATGTCTAACTGAACAGGACCAACTTGAACTGGCCATGCATTCTTCAGATATACTTTTCTAATGCTTGTATCTGATGCATGATCTAAATGCTCAACAGTCAAATCTATGCAGAAGTTTGTTTTCTGTGATCTGTCTGCTGCGACATTGGTTTCGTGATCGTTAAACTTTTGAGACCATTCGTGATAAGCAAACCAAGTATCATTTCCGCCAGTATCATCTAGAACAGTTACTGTCCATTCGTTATATGTTCTATCGCCTGGGAACTTATACATTCTTCCACGGAAAGGAATTGGAATTATTCCAACTATACTTTCTGGTAGTGTTGCTGCGACGCAGTGAGTCTCTACGAACAAACCATTTACAGCAGTTCCTGTTGGATCTGTTGCGGTGATTCTGAAACGGTTTGGTCTAGTACCGCCATTGAAG